CCAACAGAAGCGGAGCGAATGACGTTTTTTCAGATTGTAGCCAATAGTCCTGTGTTCTTTGATTCATACAAAAATGGGACAACCAGAAATGGGGTCTACATGGATTCCATGTGTGGACGACTAATTACATCCAATGGATACAACGAGGATACGTCCTGGCAAACTTCCAAACGATTCGTTGCCGCTGCCCTTGCCGTGAGGACAATGAAGACCGTTGGGCCAAGCATCACAGCATGTCCTGATCATTCATCTTGACAAATCAACATCCATCGACATAATTCAATCTCAATCACAAGTTTGCGAACCGAGCAGTACCCACGGCAGTTCGCCACCAATCATCAAGTATGGTTGCTGGTGACCTGCCGTTTTGCTTTGGCATCACCAGCTCAAGGAGATGCCGAAAATGACACTCAAAGAGTTGCAAGAGCAACGGCGCAAACAGGCCGAGCAGATCCGCTCGTTCCACAAAGACAATTTCGACAGTGAGTCGAATTCCTGGAAAGACCAGGAAGCCCGCACCAACTGGGAAAAGCTCAACAGCGACTACGACGAAACGGTCGCAGCCATTGAACGGCAACACGATGCTGAGCAGACAGAAGCCCGCCTGTCTTTGCTCAACGAGCATGACGAACGCCGTGAGCCTGGACCGTTTGATCGTGGCGAAGGTCGCAACAGCGATCGTGGGGAACAGCGCCATGGTGAACGCCGTGGCGGTGGGCTGAGCGAAGAGGAAGCCAGTGCGCTGGCTCTTCAGGCGTGGTTCCGCTCAGAATCCGCTCTGGGTCTCGAAGATCGTCACGTTGAAGCCTGTCGACAGTTGCGGTTCAATCCCAACTGCGGTGGCTTTGATATCACCATGCGATCAGGATTTGAGCGATCTCAGCCCGCCTGGTCGTTCCGTGGCTCTAATGCCGTGGATCGCCGGTTTGAGTCGCGTGCTCAATCCGTGGGAACCACCACCGAAGGTGGGTATCTCGTTCCCGAGGGGTTCATGAACAACCTGGAACGGGCACTGCTGCAATTCGGTGGACCTCGTCAGGTGGCCCGTATTATGCGGACGGACATGGGAAATGATATCCCCTGGCCAACTGTGGATGACACTGGCAACACTGGTGCCGACATCGCCGAAAATGCTGGTGTGGATGAGGAAGACCTGGTCTTTGGTTCCGTGACCTTGAAAGCCTACAAGGCGGAATCCAAGGCTGTGCTGGTCTCTCAGGAACTCCTGGAAGACTCAGCCTTTAATCTGTCCATGATTATCCCGGACATGCTGGGTGAACGTCTCGGACGCTTCACAGCAGCCCGTTACACCACAGGATCTGGAGTAGGTCAGCAGCAGGGAATCGTGACGGGTGCGAGCCTCGGTGTGACAGCCGATTCCGCCACCACAATCGCAGCGGACGAACTGTTCGAGCTGCAGCACTCCGTGGATCCGGCCTACCGTGACTTGCCGAGTGCCGGCTGGATGTTCCATGACAACATTCTGCTGCATGTCCGCACACTTAAGGATGATCAGAACCAGTACCTCTGGCGTGAGGGTCTTTCTGCTGATGCTCCTGACCGCTTGCTCGGCAAGCCGTACACGATCAATCAGCACATGTCTTCCACAATGGCGACCACCAACAAAACCATGCTGTTTGGCGCCTTCGAGAAGTTCGTCATTCGTGACGTGCGCAGCATCCGCATTTACCGCCTGGAAGAGCGTTACCGTGACCGCGACCAGACTGGATTCATGGCGTTCATGCGTACAGATTCACGTGTGATCGATGCAGGAACCGGACCAATCAAGTACCTGCAGCAACAGTAATTTCGGCAGCGGAGCTGCCTGTTGACTGCGTGGCTCGATCGGGACTACTTCATTCAAGGATGCACCATTATGGCAAAGATTCAACTTAAATCGTTCTATCACGCTGGCAAAACACATGGTAAGCCGGGTGATGTCATTGAGGTTTCTGACGAGATTGCAAATCGCATCCAGTCGGGCCGTGGTGGTGTGATCCTTGATGGCTCAGCCAAAGAAGGGTTCGTCAAGGAATCCAAGAAGCAAAGCACCGAGAAGGCAACCGACTCGAAAGCTGCCAACTCTGAAAAATCGACCAAGTAAACCTCAGCGAAGTGGCGGGGACTCGCGAAGCTGTTCCCAGCCGTGGAGCAATTAGCCGAAGGCGATACCATGAAACACTTTCTCATTCCACTGCTGTTGAGCCTGGTTGTGATGGCCGGGCTGTCGATCTCACAACCTGTTCAGGCTGCCGATGGATACCTGACCATTACCGCCGACGAATCGCTTGCGGTTCATCGTCGCGTGAAGGTCGATGCCGATGGAAAGTGCACATACGCCGATGCAACCGACGTTTCGGACGCAACGGTCACGAACGCTGCTGCCAGTGGTGCCCCAGCCTCCCTTCGATTCAAGTCCGCAGCGGGTGCCAGGGACATGGTGGCCGCCAGTGCGGTTTCCGTGGGTGATATTGTCTTTGGTGCCGATGATGGCAAAGTCGATGACATCGGTTTTATTATTGAAGGCAAAGCGCTTGAAGCAGCGACGACAGATGGCGACATCATCAAAGTGGCTCCATTCGAGATCGGCCACGAAATCGTCGCGACTGTAGCCGCGGCTGGATCATCTCAAGGTGATGCAGCAGCACTTACAAATCCGATCAACGTCGTGACTGGAGCCGATGGAACAAAAGGTGTCGTGCTTCCTGCGGCACAGGCCGGACTGGTCATTGATGTTTACAGCAGCACGGCCACAAACGGCCTTAAGGTCTATCCGGCTACTGGCGACGACATCAACGATGGTTCTGCCAATGCAGCGGTGACCATCGAAGGCAAAACCCATTCCCGGTTTATTGCAGTGGACGGTTCCACTTGGGCCGCAATCTACACCGCAGACAGTTAGTCGAGATTGATCCATGCGTCTGGAGTTGTCCAGTGCTCCTTCGGGAGATGTTGTGACCACAGCGGAGCTGCGTAGAGAGCTTCGCTTGGGCGACATCATGGACTTCAACAACGACCTGGATTTGTACCAGGATATTGCTGTTGAGGAACTGGAAGCGGACTGTCGACTCCAGCTCCTCACAGCAACTTGGAAGTTGCTGCTCGACCGCTTTCCGTGCAATGCGGAAGATGTCTTGGAGATTCCACTGGCGCCGGTTCAGTCTGTTTCGTCCATCCAGTATTACGACACGGCTGGTGATCTTCAGACTTGGGCCAGCAGCAACTATGACGTGAGTGACGGGGACTTCCCCAAACGGATCAGCACAGCTGGTGATGGGATCGCCTGGCCATCCACAGAACTGAGACCAGATGCCGCGATTGTGACCTTTGTGGCGGGGTATGGAACAGCCAGTGATGTGCCAGCCATCGCCAAAGGCATCATTCGTATGAAGGTCCGTGAAAAGTTCCACGATTGCGGATGTGGGGACATGGAGCCCCTGCTCAATAAGCTTCGCTGGGATTACTCCCTTAACGCCGAAAGGATCAAGCATGGTCACCACACGCAAACCATGTAAGGCGTTGGGATATCGGCACTCGGTGGCCTGTCAGTCACCAACACGCTCTGCTAACAGCGACAACCAGGTCACTTACACTTTCGCCACACAGTTCACGGTGCGAGCAGCTGTGGAAGTGATCGGCTATGGAGAGAATCAAAGTCATCGCCAAAAGAAAGGTTTTGAGCGTATTGAAATCCGCTGTATTTGGAGCAGTTCTGTCACGGCAGTCAAACCTTCCTGGCAGGTGGTGTATGACGGCAACACGTACAATGTGACATCCGCGGTCGACCGTGATGGAATGCGCGAGGAGTTCGTGATCGAAGCTGAAAGGAAGGTCGAGCTATGAACGCGTCGATCACCACCATTCTACTCGCTGCATCGACCATCACAGATCTGGTTGGTCAACGCGTTCGTCCTGACGAGCTGGACGAAAATGATGCACTGCCAGCCATCATCGTTGCTCTGGAATCCTTCGAGCCGTTCAACACCTTCGATTCCTCATGTGACGATACGGGGATGGCCAGCGTGCATATCCTGTGCTGTGCATTGGACCGCAGCTCAGCCGACACCATTGAAAAGGCTGTGAAAGCTCGCTTGCTGGCCTATGCCGGAACAGAGGGTGACTGGAAGTTCCAATACTTCGAGCATCAGATGACGAACTTTCTGCACGAAACCGACGATGATGGATCAGAAGAGGATGCCTGGTTCATCAATGATGTGCATTTCCGGGCTCATGCGGAGGATGTGTCATGAGCATGAAGGTGCAGGGAATCAATGAGCTGATGTCGGAGTTCGACCGTTTGGCAAACGAGCCGAATAAGGCCGCTGGTATGGCGGCAGCTCGCGCGGGTGCCACGACACTTGCCAAGGTCTACCGTCAGCACGCTCCTGTCTCCAGGGCGACACGTCGCAACCGTGCTGCGTTTCGTCAGGATGGAATCGCACTCGATCGGACTCCCATGAAGCAGGCTGTGGGTACACGTGTCCGGCGTGGTTCTGGTAAGCGTCGCGGACCTCAGTTCAAGGTCGGTTTCAACGTGAACAAGCGTGGCCGGAAACGCGCCCCACACGCCCACCTCGTTCTGCTCGGGACATCCGTGAGAACAACGAAAACGGGCCAAAATCGCGGTCGCATGCCAGCCCGCCCAGGTGTGGGAGCAGCTGTCAGTTCGGCGATCCCTAAGGCCATTGAAGCAATGCGAACCAGACTCAAAGAGAAACTGAAATCGAGGTAAACCATCATGGCTATTGTCCCGAGTAAAGCAACCGTGCTGAAGCTGACCATTTCGGCAGTTTTAACAGCGATCGCACAGCTGCGCAACCTCACGATTGGAGGTCAGGACCCGCTGGTATTTGCCTCACGTGTGCTGGGTGGCGATCCGTTCGCCCAGAGTGCCACGGGCTATGTGGATCAGGCCGACATCACGGGCAACTATTTTTACGACCCGAATAACGCGACTCACCAGTTTATTGCCGCATGTGCCCAGACACCACTCACGATTGGCAATGAAGTCGCGGGGGCAGTGACCATGGCAGACTCTGGCACCACGGTAATTCCATTCAGTGCAGCCGCGATCGCTCCAGGGGAAACGACATTCACAATGGAAGATGGCGTTGTTCAGGCGTTTGTGATTAAGCCTGAGTCATTGGTGGAACTGCCGACAAGCTAACGCGCGTCATTCATTCCACTTCTTCACTAAAACTAAGGAATCACCATGCAACTTCGCGTCACCATCCCCACGGAAGTTCTCAATCCCGCCTTTGACAAAAACAAGCGTACTCAAGCACGTCTGCAAAAGCAGCCCTACACAGAGCCGCAGTTCATCGAAGTCCCAGCAGGAACTGTTCTGGACATTGATTCCGCACAGAACCTGCAATTACTGGTGCATGCCGGTCAAGGCGAGCCAGCGGACGACGAGGCCAAGGCGGTTGTTCCCGAGTTTAACAGTGTTTCTCAGGAATTCCTGGAGGCACGTCGCGATCAACTGTTGAGCGGCCACACAACGGGCAACCCCAAGCATGATCAGTCGATCGTGATCGATCCAGAGGCGTTTGCACGAATCCGCGAACGACTCAAGAAGCACGGTGTGAAGCCAGAATCAGAGCAACCCGTTCACATTTTACAGGCTGGCTTGAAGCTGACTCAGAAACTGAAAGACAACGCTAATGAATCAATTCAATCCGCAGGAGTTGCTGAAGAGGAACCAGCGACGATACCGACTGGTCACGATCCAAGATCTGACGATTCCGATTCAGAGCCTGATGGCGAGTGAGATTGAGGAGTTTTACGCGAACAACTGCGATGGCAAGTTGTTCCAGCTGGCCATCGTTCATGCAGACACTAAACATCGAGTTTATTCCGAAGAGGACATCGCTTCACTGAATGAGCTTGATGGGGCAGTGTCTGTTCCGTTGCGGGTTGCGATTCAGGACCACTGCGGTCTTAGCGTGAACCTGGAGGATGTCCTAAAAAACTCAGAACCGATTACCTGAAGCAGTGGTGGATGGATCTCGGCCTAAAGGTCAATCGGTTGGACTATTGGAATTTGCCAAGCGAGATCCCTTACGACAAATACCTGGATTGGATGGCATGGACGATGCTTGACGTGGAGCGGAACGATTTGGACTCTGCAGATGAAGCGTATGTGACACCATCGCAATTACAGATGGCCTGTGGACAACAGGTGACCGTCTGGAATGGACGTTTTTGACAGCAAGGAGATGAATCATGGCGAATGACATTGCTGTCAGCATGTATTTGAATAACCAGAAATACATGCAGGGGATGTCCGCGTCCAAGGGCGCCTTGGTGATCTACAACAAGCAACTCGGCTTGTCACAGAGGACTCAAGAGCATTTCGAGCAGACTCTGCATCAATCCTCTAATGCGTTTCGGATCAACCAAAGCGCAATGTCGAACGCAATATTTATGGCTGAAGACATGTCCAGCGTGTATGGAACATCTGGACTGGCCGGAGCTATTCGGGCGGGGTCAAACAACCTCACGATGATGCTGGCACCACTCGGTGGTTGGGTGATGGCGGCGGGTGTGGCGACCACCGCAGCTCTGCAGCTGTACCTGGCTTTCAACAAAGATGCCGAAGGAGCCAAAAACGCCAGAGACAAAGTGGATGAATACAAAGACGCCCTGGACGAACAGGCGGGCCGGATCGACAGGTTGACGCGTCTTCGCAGGCAGTTGGGACGGGCGGAAAGCAGTAGCGAGACAGGTGGTCTTAAGCAGCAGGTGCAGGACGACATCGCCTCCATTGACGCACAGATCGCCGCCTTCGAAAAGCAAAAGAAAGCAGCTCAAGAACGTCAGGCGGAATTGCAAAAGCGGGGGCAATCTTTCGAGCAGGCCGCCAAGGACAATCCCATGTCTTCTGCTGGCGTGGCTGCCAAAGCGGCCTACGACGCAGCCAAGGAGCAGGCGGCCAAGGTTGAAGAGTTGGAAAACCGTCGTCAAAAGCTGATTGAAGAGCGAGCACAAAAAGAACAAGAAGCGGCGATGATTGCACAGAGGCACAATGCCATTGTCCGCCGTGAAGTCGTGCAGGCCAATCAAGAACAGATCGCCGCCGTTGACGAGCAGATCCAAAAAGACCGAGAAGCCGCCGATGCTGCAATTCAAAATCAACAACGCGTTAAGGACAACGCGCGCAAAAACACGGACGACGAAAGACGAATGAAACAACAGTTTGAGCGTCGAAGTGTTGCACAGTCGACAGTGCGGGGATCACGAGACTTTGCTCTGGCATTCGCAAGAACTGCCCAAAGCAATACAGCGGGACTCTCCAAGCGTGAGCTGGCGAGTCAGCAGGCCATGGAACGCAAACGCGCCCAGTTCATGCAAAACGATCGCGGGTTGTTTGGCGATCGCAGAAAAAAAGAGGCATGGAATATCGCGGAGCAACAGAGGTGGAAAGTCGACAACAATTTTAGGCAGATGGCGCTGGGTTACGAGTTTAGTGATAAATACGTGAGTCCTTCGCAGAAGATGAAAAACAGGGAGCGACTTGGCCCCGCGTGGGACCAATACAATCAACGTACGGCTGCCGAAGCTGTCGCCCGCAAAAAAGAAAAGATTAACAACGCGCCTCGCGAACAGGTCAAAGAGCAAATGGCGGATCAGAAGCAGGTGTCTGAGAAACTTGCCAAGTCTCAGGAAGAGGCCACCAATTCGATGAACGAATTGACTGAGCAAATCCGCGAGCAAAACCGACTTGCCTCCCAGCGTCCAAGTGATCTCAGTCTCAGTTTGGGGGCACTCGGCGGATGAGCGTGATCAGCGTTGACAAGATGCCAGACCGTGGTGGCCAGTGGGATCGGTATGACGACTTCTACGAAACGTACCTCGTCAAGACTGATGCGATTCATGCCAGTGATTGGTATTTCGTGATCCGGTCCGCCATGGAAGATGAAGTCGGGCCGTTCCTGTCCGTTCATCCAGTCAACCCATTTTTCTCACGTCGATTGATCAGGGTTCAGCCACGCAGTCCGTATCACTTTCAGGCGTATGTGGATTGGTCCACGCGACCGATTAGTGAAGGCGAACGCAATCGGGAAGATTACCCGAACCCAGTGGATCGGCCTGCGATCATTCACCCCAACTCAGTCGAGTTCCAGGAGTATCGAGCCAAAGACGTCAACGGCAACGTTTATCAGAATTCAGCGAAGTATCCATTGGAACCAGAGCCTATTGATGTTTCCTCGGTGATGTTTGATGTAACAGCATTCGCAGCAACATGGACGAAAGATCAGATCACAAAGAATAACACCCGCAACGATGGCATCGTGACCATGACAGACGGCTACGCGGTTGTCGAGATTGGTCAATACGTGGGACGCATACGCAATTATCAGGTGAGCGGACCCGACTACGAAAACGGTTTCCGTTACTACACGCACCGGGCTCAGATCCACATTGATGAGGTCTACAAATGGAAAGACCAGCGAATTGATCAAGGGCCGTTCTACCTGGATGGAAGCAGCAACCAGGTGGAGTTCACGATCAAGGACGCAGACGGCACAGACATTCCCGCGCCAACAGATGGCAAACTGGATGGCAGCGGTGGCCAGTTGGCTGCAGGAACAGACCCTGAAATCTTGGAATTCGACAAGGTGAAAGACGGCGACTGGTCCGACCTGCCGTTCTTTGCATAGGTAACACCATGGCAGATCTCGCACCAGTTGCAGCAAGCGTCCAGTGCATGGACAACACAAAAGCCTATCTCGGATGGGTCAAGGTGGGCGAAACCGTCACGCAGGGTGATGTCGTTTACAAGCCGACCGCAGACAGTGAACGGTTGAAAGCGGATCACACGACAGCCGAAAAAGCCAACGCAGAAGGCATCGTTCTCACACCTGGCGGTGAGGGCGAGTATGTGTTCATCGCGAAAACAGGAGCCACTGTCGATCTCGGCATCACGCCTGTGAATGGTGCGTATGTGGTTTCCAGCAATGCTGGCAAGATTGCACCTTATGCTGATCTCGGCACAGGTGACTTCGTGACCATCGTCGGAACAGTCGCCAGTGGAATTCTGACTGTCGACATAAAAGCCTCAGGAGCTGCACTGCCATGACTCGCGAAGGTGTCATTCCGACAAAAGAGGAAGGCCGCCGCATGGGAGCGGTGGTCCGTGCGGTGGAACAGCGTCCGTGGTATCAGTTATTTCGCAAGAAGCGTGATCGACGAACGCGAGCCAATACGACAACGGATACAGGAGTGACATCGTCACCTTGCGGCTGCGATTTTGTTTCGGAAGGATCAGTCGATTGTCTCGGCACTGGAGACAGCCCAACCACCTACGTTGTTGACGATCTCGGGCCGCTTGGGACCAACGTGGAATTGACTTTCGACGCGTCCTGCGAGTGGATCAGTGAAGACATCGACTACGACTGCTCAGGTTCCTGATGGCTGATACTTACCAGACCAAGTTGACTGTGAACGGTCGAAACCCTGGCGACAACACGCTGGAGGTCTATCGCACTGCTGGAACGGAATGCACTGAACTCGCAGCGACGTACCGCAACCAGCATTTCTGGCTGCCGACCGGCAATAACTGGTTCACCCGCAAATGGATTAGTGGGGAAGATCAGGACGATGGGTTCAAGCAGTGCGTTTGCGTCAATGCGGCGTTGCCTGTGGAGTATGGGAACTGCTGTGTTGGCGATCAATATAGGGTGCCTCATGAGTTTATCGGAACAGTAGCAAACGGTGCCGGATCATTTTCTGGATACGGTTACACCTATTCCATGTCAGGTCTGAACGCGTCTTATGTGTACGATCAAAACGGAGGCGGTTCAACACTGCGTTGCGATTCAGATCCAAGTGACGTTCGATGCATCAACAAAAGGTCTGACGGCGAAGCGTCCGGCGCTAGCGCGAGTCGGTTTGTGACTGGATTCGTCGATTTTGTTTCGCGTCGAATTGATGACGTTTGTAATGTGTGGCTGTCAGCAGATATCCGGTTTCAAGCCGACGGCGGAAATCCCGAATTGGGGGACACGCCAATTGCGAGGTTCACCTACGAAACTGCAAAAGCCCCTGTTGCAACAGCGAGTGATATCGAGTCGTTCCTGGGTCAAAACCACAATCTAACATTATGTCGCTCGCCTGTTGAAGATCCGCTTTTGGTACCAAGTGGTGATTTTGTCGCACCAGACCTTGCGATCAGAACTGTGGTGGCTGTGACCTGATGGACACTTGGCGAATTACACTCACGGTCAACTCAATCGATTCAGCAACACTTATTGCCGAGCGAACAGCGGGGAGTGACTGTCCATTCTCCAGCGTGACTTACAATCTGATTCACGACTGGAACCCACTTCGTAACGGACACCGCTTCAAGATTGAAGATGAGGTGGCATTGGAATACGGGTTCCCCTGTTATCTGTGCGTTGGGCCGCAAGCTACCGGGGGGGCTTCATGAGCGAAGCCTACCGCGCACGACTCGCCGTCACATCGAGATCACAAGGCGAGGTCAGCCTCTTCGTCGAACCGTCTGATGGCTCAGCGGCTGGAGACTGCGATTGGCTTTGGGAATTTCGCAATGTCGAGAAATGGAATCCGCTTACTCGTAATGAGCTGAGGCTCTACTACTACGAGTACAAGGGCGATCCATGGAGGATCGACACAAACAACGTGCCGCCGTGTATTGTTGGAGTTTGCCCGCAAGCGGAGACAGGATCGTGACGGAATTACCTCAGTGCAGTTTTCGCAAGGGAGCAGGACGCCGCATCGTCTTCTGCCAGCATCCAGGCACACCGCGAACGGTGACGCGTGACGATTGCCTGCGCTGCGAGCTGATCGACTCCGACGCCTTGCCGGTCGAACATGCACCGCAGCAGATACGCTGTGCTCACCTGGGAGACAAATTGCACGACGAGCCCTGCACATGCGGAGAAAGCACGAAGATCGCTGTGCATGCCTGCTCGCTGCTTGATCAGCGCTGCAGTCCCGATCGACACAACGAGCTGCCGAAGGATCTGCAGCCGCATGTGCTGAATTGCCGATCCTGCTCGCACCGATCATCGGGAGAATCCCCGCAACGCGTCGATATCCTGTACCTCAGACACGCTGGGAATCGCAATCAAGACGTTCCAATGGGTCTGAAACTTTTGCTAGATCACGACATCACAGCCAAAGTGATCAACGTCTCACGCTCAACAGATCTCGTGCAGATGATCAACGCCCACAAGCCGCAACTGGTCATCAATCGCGGCGGTTGCGTGACCCTGAAATCCAGTGACGAACTGTCACGCATGTTCCCGCAAACCACATTCGTCAACGGCTGTCATTCTACGCTCAGCCATCTGTTTCTTAATCGAGGTCAACTGCAGACGTGGGCAGGATTCTGGGAGCTGGCAAGGAATCGCAGCAACGTCTGGATCGCTTCGCCCGACTCCCGCCACCCGTTCGACTGTGATCGATCAGTGACAATCCCGAATCCGGTGGAACTGCCCGCGTGGAATCCTTCAACACGTCACGAGCCAATCACAATCAGCCTGACCGGACGCAGGGACTTCGTCAAGAATTTCCCCAATCAGATCGCTGCCGTGGCACTGCTAGCCAAGCAGCATTTAGTCAAGCTCTGCCTGTGCATCCGTGGAGATTCCTCGGAGTTGGAGAACCTGGCAAGCAGCCTCGGAATTCAGATAGCCAGTCGACAATGGAGCGGTCCGGAAGAGTTCCGCAAATGGATCGCCAGCGATATCGACGTGGGTCTGTGCTGCAGTTACTCAGAGACGTTTTGCTATGCCGCTCTCGATCACATGGTGAGCGGAAAGCCTGTGATTGGCGGTCACGGAATGCAGGTGATCGACAAAGATCTGAGAGCGGATCAGGACAATCCGCACGACATCGCGCAGCGAATTGAACAAGTGATCAGCACGAGCAACACCTACAATCACTTCTCCCGCCGCTCGCGCTGGCAAGCTGAAGAAATCGCCAGCCGCAACAATGCTGCTTTTGTCGAGTCAATCGTTTCGGTAATCGGGATTGCTGCAAACACCACATCTTGAGCACGCACCGGCCCAGCGTCACAAAATACGAAAGCCACTCTTGCAACTGCTCAAACGTTCACTATCTTGGAGGGTGTTGGAATTGTGGCCAGTCACACGGTTGTGGCGTTTTCTGAAAGTGAATCCATGACGGTTCACACCTCTCCGAAATTCTGCTTCGCCCTCGCTCAACTGAGGGAACATGCCGCGATGTTTCT